GTTCACCTTGAATACCTTGTATCCCTTGGTCACCTTGAGGTCCCTTTAATGGGCCAATGTTGGTCCAATTTGCTACACCAGCACCTTGACCATTTGAAATAAGCCCATCACCAATTTCAGTTCCACTACCAACATCGGCAGTAGTTGTAATCCATAAATCACCAACCACACCAGCGGTTGCTATAATATTATCATATGTATCAGAACCTTTTACTGTAACTGTATTACCACTTGCTCCAGTTTCACCTTGAATACCTTGCTCACCTTGAGTTCCTTGAATACCTTGTATCCCTTGAACACCTTGTGGGCCTTGTAATGGACCAATACCCAACCATCCAGTTGATGTATATATTATTCCATCAAATTGAGCTACAGGATTACCAAATGAATCGGTACCTGTATCTGTAGCAATCCAAACCTCACCCTCAGTTGGGTCTACGATAGCTTTAATATTAACAACGGTATCAGAACCAGTAATTGCTACCTCTAAACCAATTGCATCGGTTATTAGGGTCCAATTTTCTAAATTGGATGAGTCAATCCCATTCCAAAGATATTGTCTATAAGATTCATCAGCAACTTTAACTACAATACCAGCATAAACGTTTGATATTGTTGTTAAATCAATTCTAGTATCAACTACATCACGTTCATCCAATGGTCGATTTGATTGCATTGCATATCCAACAGCTAATGGAATACCACCTTGATATTTATATCCATCCATTCCTGATTGAACCACCCAGTTATTTAAGTTAGCTTGGTCACCAGAAATCCATTTATATACTAAACCATTATCTAAAACGGTTACATTATCACCAATGGTTACGCCAGTTACTGTAAGTAAATCGGTTATTGATTGTACACTTGCCATAATTTATATTTTATATTTGTAATTCAAACTGAACTGCGTTCTCATACGTTTCAGCTATTTTTATCCTTAACCAAAATAGACCATCTTGTTCACCTGAAACAAATATTTCAGTATTTGCATCAACATCTGTAAAAGGTACGGTTGGAATTCTAGTACCAACTTGCGCTGGATATACTTTAATCGTTGAAACAACCCAAAAGTAATTATTTATTGGTTGAGCTATTACGCTATCTGGAACCGTATTATCAGAACCAGCTAATGTTGTTTGGTCAAAGCCCATATCAGTCTCATCACTATTACCATAATAAGTAGCTGCACTAAAAACACTAGGGTCGCTACGACCAACACCACCGCTACTGCAAGTCGAATCAAATCCATCAAAAATCTGAATACTTTTTTTACTTTCAATTTGTAGTCCACCTGTAAATAATTGTCTTTTACTTGAATTAAGCCCATCTCCTGAGTTTTGAGAATACTCTGGGTAGTAGCTCTTATTTTTATTTAGAAAGTCTATTAAACGTCTCCCAAATTCGTCACCCTTTGAAAGATAATTTTGTCTTATTGTTGCAATTTCTTTTGCATCTGGTAATTCAGAATCACTTGCATCATGTCTGTATATACCACCTTGAGCAACGCTATAAGCTAAACCTTGAATACATTCAGAAATTCCCCAATTTATCAAAGCATCGTTTAAAAAACGGTCTAATAATAAGTCATATTCAAATGTTAAGTTAGTTTCTTGTAATTTTCTAACCATTGCTGAACCTATTAATGGTTCTAAGTATAATTTCTGTGAATTAACAACAGCATATATTAATTTATCCAAGTTGATATTTAAATCTAACATCGATGTAGCTGTAATTTGCTCAATTGGAATTATAAGCTCGTCTTTTAGTTTATCTAAATAAGCGTTGTATTTTGTTCTATCTTGAGTTGCCATCTTATTCTATATTAGTTTCATCTTTAGTTATCTCAACTTTGGTTGCAGAATCTGATTCAACACCAGTTTCTTTTTCAACTGTCACCTCGTCTTTTTGCATATTCTCATCAATAAAGTCAATTGGCATAAGTGGTGTGAAATAAATATCCTCATCAATACCATTGAAATTTAATATTTCTTGCAATGCATCAACAAGTATTTCTTGAAATGGATTTATAACCGTTAGGTTGAATAGTTTATATGATTCTTTCAATTCATCTGCATTAGAACCACCTAATCCTGTAGCGTCTTTTACACCTAAAAGTAATGGTGATGTAACTCTATGTGAAATAAGTATTTTATCAGTTGCCTCATTTGAAACAAATTCATATTGTTTATCTAAATCAGATACTTGAATTGGAGTAATCTCAGGAGCTGTTTCATCAGCATCGGTAAATGCTATCATAACACTACCAGCGTTACTTGAACCACCCCATTTTTCTTTAACTTTTTGTTCTATTGCTAATTGTTCACGCACATTTGGTTTTCCATCCTTGAATGTTAATAACATTGATGGATTAAATCCATTCAATATATTATTTAAGTGGAAATTAGAAACCTCTTTTTCTATTGTACAATATTGTAATCCAGCTTTATAATCAACTTGACTATAATACATAAGACCGCTTGAATAAGTATAGTTTTTAATATAAAACAATTCAACTTGTTTTTTACTTGTACCGAATGCTGGTATTGAAACTGGTGGGTAAGTTCTTGTATCCTCCCAATCAGCAGAATACCAATAGTTATTTACATTACCTAATTTATCCATCTTGCCTTGAGCAATGGTCATAATTGGGTGATGTTTTACTTTAACTATTTTATCGTGAGCTGAATTATAACCAATTTGTAATGCACATTGACCATAGGTTTTGAAATCCATAGCAATAAGACGTAAATCTTTAGCTGGTAATAATTTTTTAATTTCTTTTAATAAGTCCTCTTTCTGGTCAGAATCTATAAAGTCAATTCCTTTACCATATATCATTCCAGCGATTGAATTAATAACAGCACGATTTGTAGCTGATGTATTATAACATTCGTTTAGATAATTGAAATAGGAATTATTATAGCCATATGAGACGTATTTATTTTCTGTATAGCTTTCAACTAATTCTGGCTCAGTATAATCTGACATATTTACCACCATCAATTGGCTACCTTTAAGTTCTTTGTCCATAATTTTGTATTTTAAATGAAAAGGTGTTGCCACTATATAGCAACAACACCTTTAAATCTTATTTTATTTTTACCGTTTTTTTTACGCTCCAGTTACGATTGTAAAATCTGTAGAAAATGTTTCAGGAGTAGCATAGAAATTCGCTAAGTATCTTTCGTTTCCAGTAAATGAAAGTGTGTAACCGTTAAGGTCACCAAAGTCATTACCAGTTACAGCAGTACCAGCTGTTACATCTGCTCCGTTTAAATATCCAACTAGCATAAAGTTACCCATTTGGTCCTCTACAAAGATGTGAGGGTTTCCACTCGCTAGAGTTTTTATTTGTAGGTTATCCCCACTGCTTAATTTTTTAAGTGTCAAGTTAAGTACTTGCTCAAAATATAAAGTTCCATTTTCTGGGCTTGATTGAATGTTTTGTGTTAAATCATTACCTAATTTTAGTTCATACTTATAAGCGGTTGTTCCAGTAACTGTAGGACCTGTTATTTCCTCTGTTAATGTATCTAACACAAAAGTATCAGCTGAATAATTGATAAAATAAACATTCTTTAAACCTGAAATAGCATCTTTACAAGAAAGGCCTCTACCAGCACTAATATCACATGTTGCCATAATTTTTTAGTTTTTAAATTTTATTTGTTATTAAAATCCCCCTCAATTGAGAGGGATTTGATTTGTTTATTTTATTTGAATTATGCTCCAGCGTAATAAACGATTTCTGCGCCATATCCGATAGCTGTACCACCGAACCATTTCATAGAGAAACGAACTTGGTCATCTAAAGTAACCTCAGTCATATCTTTTGTTCTAATAGATTGGTTCGTAGACCAAGTTCCAAAGAATAAGTTAGATTTTTGAGCAATTGCATAAGAGTTGCTTGTCATACCTGGTGCGTAGAATACGTTAACACCATCGATAGCCATACAATCCTCACCACATGGGCTTGCACCGTTTTTATCGTTGTTAGCCTCTTTCAATGTTTGATAGATGTGAGAACCAACATATAACCAAGCATCAGATGCTTGTAATACAGCTGGGTCAGCTAATGCAGTACCTCTACGAATCTCAGCGATTACGTTTGATGCAGTAATTGCACTCACAGCTAATGGAGCTGGTACGTCTACTACGGTTCCGTCAGCAGCAAATCTAGTTTCGAAACCATCAAAAGATGTAGCTCCAGAAACTCCTTTCCATACCATAGTTTCAATAGCGTCAGCTACTGAACCACCTATTTCACCTACTAAGTAAGATAAGAATGCAGATGGTAAGTTACCACTTGGACCCATATCTTGACCGATAAAGTCATTGAAATAGTCTGATTTACATAAAGATAAATTTACCTCTAATTCTTGCACCTCTAACCAAAGTTCAGTTTGGTCGATTGTTCCAGTTGGGTCAAATTCACAAGTAGCTTGTTGAATAAGATTTGAAAGTGCTAATTTTGTAATTCTTGAACGATAGTTCACATTACTTTTGATTGTTACACCAGGTACACCTAATGTTCTACCAGCTTGTAATATAGGAGAGATAAATTGTCCACTATCCTTTCCAATATAAGTTGTGGTGATGTTGTTTGTAGTTGCCATAATTTTTTTGTTTTAGCGTTTGTTATTATTATTATTATTATATTTCTAACGTTCCAAGACCTAATTTGATTCTCTCCTGTACGGTTAGTTTACTGTTAAATTTCACTTTCTTGTTTCTCGCTTTTCTTTCAGCGTCAGTTAGTGGAATCATTTGAGGTTCTACCTCTGGGTTTATTTGTTCAACAACATCAGCAACCGTTGCTGGTTCCTCTGTTGTAGTTTCTGCTACAGGTTCAGCTGGAGTTTCCTCTACTGTTTCTGCAACTGGTTCAGCTGGAGTTTCCTCTACCGCTGGTGCATCAGCTACTACTGGTGCATCACTAACCTCAGATGCCTCTACTGTTTCCTCTGCTGTTTCCTCTACTGGAGCAACAGGTGTTTCATTATCAAATATGTATCTTATGATACCATCAGAATCAACTAAGATTCTTTTACCATCCTCTAATTCATATTCGCCAGCTGATATTGGGAAAGGTTCCTCACTATCATCATAACCTTTTCTCATTAATAGAGAATTTAATTCAAAAGAACTACCATCAACTAGGTCTAACCACCATCTTGAAACCTCGGCTACTGCCTCTGCCTCTACAAGGGTATCTTTACCTAAAAATAATTCTCTAATAGCTTTTATAACATTCATTTCTTTGTTTTCCATAATTTGTTTGTTTTTTTTACTTTCTGAGAAATATTCAGTTGTAGTTGGTTTTCTATCGTAATTTCCCTCGATTGAGAATCCTGTTAATAATCCAGTTTCAATTAAACCATCCCATAACTCATTATCCTCAACTTTAAGCGTCATTAACCAAGAACCTACTGGTGCATCAATTCCTAAAGAAACTGATTTATCCAATTTATCATCGGTTTTAATCCAACTCTCAACAATTGCACAGTCATCTACTGATAACATATGTTCAACTGTTACATTTTTTTGGTTGAAATCTTTTAAGAATTTGTATGCAGTTTTTTCAATTGTTTCTGAACTGAAAAATGCTTGATACATATCACCTGTCTTAGGGTCAATTCTAGGTATCAATACATCTGGCATCAATGCAACGCCAGTTAATATCTTTTTTTTAGCATCTTGAACCTTTAAAAGAACTTTATTTTCTGATAAAAGAACGTAAGATTGTTTCATTGCTGGTTTGTTTACCATACTCATAGCGAAAACTCCAGAGTTTTCCTCATCGTTCTCGTTAAAAATAAACTCAAATATATCCATAGTATACGTTTGTATTAAATATATAGCATAATTCTCACTTGTAAAGGCTTTTATTTACCTAATTGGGTGAATCATACCACTTTGTTATTATAATCTCTTAAATCGCTTTAAATCGACTCAGAGAACTGTTTTAAGATTTGATACACAGTCTTAGTTGATATATCATATCTATCTTTAATTAATTCAATACTCATACTCTTAGAATTACCATTATCGATGGAATCCAGATAGAATTGATATATTGCATAATTATTTATTACTGATGTTGATAATAATCCATTTTTAAATAGAGTATTAACAACCTTTTTATTATCTGTTATAAAATTATATAAACTCATTAAATACTTGAATTGTTTTCTACTTGTCTGTCAAGGCTTTGTTGTGTGGTTATATCAGTTGAAACAACATAAGCTTTAACTGGTGTATCATTTGTATTAGTTACAGCCTCAGTTGTATTTACTTGACCACCAGTTGTAGCTTGCACATTACCAATTATTGAATAATTAGGTGCTCCAGCTCCACCACCCTCGCCACCACCAGGTACGGATGCTCCACCACCTCCACCACCTAAAGCTGATAATGCTTTAGCTGTTGCTGCGATGTTAGCTGCTATACCAATACCAGCACTTACTTTATTTATAGCTATTTCAGCCGCTGCTAATGCAGCCCCACCTGGTAATAAAGCGTATTTTAATTTAGCTGCCGCATTTGCTGCTTGAGTGTTGATAACAATCTTAGCAATACCAGCGGCACTTTCCGCAACTAAAAATGCAGCTTGAATAGCTTTATTTTTTTCGAATACTTGAGCTAATAATCCAAAACCTTGAACTGCTGTATCAATTTGAGAGAATAATATTTGACGTTTTGCCTCAGCAACCCTTTGTTCTATTTCAATTTCAGCATTAGCAGTTTCCTCTAGAAAAATAATATCTTGTTGTGCTTGTGTTTGGTCAATCTCTTTTATCTGGTCAGCTGCGATTTGTTTTTGTGCAAAAGTAGCCTCATCATTTCCTATAATAGCTAATAACCTAGCTGTATCAGATGCATTCTTTTCATCGTTGATACGTTTATATTCAGCAAGCCTATCAACCTCATTTTGTATAAATTGTGCCTCAAATAACTCTTGTTCTGTAGCTCTATTGGCTGCATTCTCATCTAATTCAGCATTTAACTTGATTCTAGCGTCAGCCTCAGCTTTTAATTTGGCTATTTGTTCCTCTCTCAATGCATTATTATCTCTAATAAGTCCATTTTCAGCGGCCATTTGTTCGTTATATAAACCTACAACTTGACCTTGAGTATCAATTAAATTGGTTTCAGCCTCAATTAATGCTATTGTATTTTCTTTATTATCGTTTAAATCTACTTGTTGTTGTGCGGCAGCCAATTGTAATTGAGCTTGAGCCAATGTTGCAGCACCTTGAGCATCCAATACATCCTTTAAATCATTACTAGCTTGAATTCTTTCCTCAAATGTTTTAGTTTCATCATCCCTAATAAGTCTTAATTCATCAGCATCTTTAACCGCTTGAGCTATAATCTTACCTTGAACTGCGGCTGCAATCTCAGCAGCATTTTGTGTTTCAGTAATTGATTTACCTTGTGCTACAGTTGCTTTAATATAACCACCAATAGCATTTGTGGCATTTGCTATACCATCACCAATCTTATCGAAAGTATCATCAACACCAGTAAACACATCACCTAACTCTTTACCAGCCTCTTTAACGGAATCTAAGGCCCCTGTAAAGTCACCAGTGAATAATTTCTTTAATGCGTCAGATAAAAAGCCTGAAACCTCTAATAATGATAGAAATCTTTCAGTTAAATTCTCTTTAATTGCATTACCAACCTGTTCAAATGTTAAATTTTCAAAGAAACTTTTAACTCTTTCGAATGCTGGTAAGAAATTTTCACCAACAAAATTAAATAAATCAGTAAAAGCTATCTCCAATGAGTTCATTGCGGTTGAGAAAAAGTCTACAACCTTTTGATTTTTGGATAATACATCACCTAATTTAACAAATAAACCAATAACAAGACCGATACCAGCCGCTTTTAAAGCTGTACCGATAGCTCTAAAGCCACCAGCCATGGTTTTAAGACCACCAGAACCTTTTTTAGCGGAATCACCAGTACTCTCTAACTCTTGGTTAGTTTTATCAACGCTTTTTTGCAAGTCATTAAACTCTTGAGTTAATTTTTCAATCTGCGCTTGAGCATCAGCAACTTGTACCTCTAATATTAATGTTTTAGTTACAGCCATTATCTAATCTTTCTTTGTTTATTTAGCTCACCAAAAGTGGTTGGTATTTTATAAATACCAGCCAATATTTGGAAATCCTTATCTTTTTTTATTTCTTTGCTATCAATCAGTGATAACATTTGTTTCATTAAATCAAACATATATCTATAGTTAGTTAAATTTTAT